AGGCTGCACGCATCAAGGCCAGTCCGGACGGCATCCGTCGTTCACGCGCTGCTGTTATTCGTAACACCCGTCAGATGTTGTGGGACACGACCATCCCAGACTTCTTGAAGTGGTACCCAGATGGAGAAGCCGGTGTCCTTGAAAAAACCAACTCGAAGTTCCTGCTCAAGTTCGACGACGTTGAGTGCGAAGTGCTTTTCCGTGGTCTGGACGATGCAAATGATGCTCGCCGTCTGTTGTCTCTTCAACTTACCTTCGGCGTCATGGATGAATTTCGTGAGATCAACCCTGATATTTACAACGCTCTTACAGGCCGTCTTGGCCGTTACCCTGATAAGACGATGAACGGTGTGGGTGCTTGTGACGACAACGGCAAGCAGATTCACAAAGTGTGGGGCGCTACCAACCCGCCGGACGCTGATACGTTCTGGGAGACGCTGCTCAACGATCCGCCTGACAACATGCACGTCACCATCCAGCCTAGCGGTCTGGCCACAGAAGCAGACTGGGTGCAATACTTGCCAGACGGGTACTATGAGAACTTGTGTGAAGGCAAATCGGAGGACTGGATCGATGTCTACGTGCACGGCAAATTCGGGCGATCGCTCTCGGGACAGCCTGTATTCCGAGCTTTTGATCGAGATACACACGTTGCCAAGCAGACCCTCAACCACATCAAGCTCCAGACCCACCCCCTCATCATCGGGATGGACTTCGGTCTCACACCTGCATGCACCATTAACCAAGTCGACGCCCAAGGACGACTCCTCACCTTCGCAGACCTGACCTCTGATGGTATGGGTACCCTGCGGTTCTGCCGTGAGAAGCTCAAACCGTTGCTGGTAAACCGATTCCCGGGCATGAACGTGCTGATTATTGGTGACCCTGCCGGGCAGCAGCGGGCTCAGACTGACGAGCGCTCGGTGTTCGATATCTTGAAGCAGGAAGGCTTTCGGGTCATCCCAGCCAAGACAAACAGCGTGGTGGCACGGGTGAACGCGGTGGACAAAATGCTCACGCGCACAGTCGACGGTAAACCCGGTCATTTGATCGATCCATGCTGCACGCATTTAATTGCTGCACTTCGCGGCGGATATAGGTATAAAATCCGGCAGAACGGTGAGACGGATGACAAACCCGAGAAAAACTCACACTCCCACATTGCAGATGCCCATCAGTACGCGTGTCTGCACGCTGATGGAAACGTCACAGGCGATGCTTGGGCCCGTAAGGCGGTGACAGTGCAGAAATCCAACTACGTGTGGACCTGATGCTGAAACTATGCCATAGTACATCCCATTCGCACAAAGTGACGCACATATGCAACTTGGCTTGAACATTACCAATTCAAACGCCCCGGGTACTGTTACCACGGGTGGTATGGTCACGATCAAATCTCTGAAGGCGCTGCAAGAAGAGCAGCGAGCAGCCGCGCAGCAGCAGAACTCACAACCTGTTGTACAAGCGCTAGCTGGGTTTATCCGCAAGACGTGGATGAGCTCAATGATGGCAAAGCAGATGACCTCTGAGATCAAGATGCTGAAATCTGTTCGCGCACGTCGCGGAGAGTACGACCCCGATAAGCTTGCTCAGCTTCGGGAGCAGGGCAGTACGACTATCTACATGATGTTGACGTCGAACAAATGCCGTGCTGCATCGAGCTGGTTGCGCGACACGCTGGTTACCTCGTCTGACGAGAAGCCTTGGACAATTAAACCCGGTGCGATTCCTGACCTGCCACCTAATCAAGTTGAGCAGATCATGCAGCAGGCGCAGCAGGAAGTGATGCAGTTGTACGCAGCTGGTACACCTCCTACGGACCAGCAGGTTCGTGAGCGATTGCTTGAGATGAAAGACATGGCTATGTCTCACGTCAAAGACGTAGCCGCTCGCACCGCCGAGCGCATGGAAGTCAAGATGACTGACCAGCTCCAAGAGGGCAACTGGGCAAAAGCGTTCAGCGATTTTCTTGACGACATCACCACATTCCCATCTGCCTTTATCAAGGGCCCAGTGGTGCGCAAGCGCCCTAAGATGAAATGGGTTCCAGCACAGAACGGTCAATACACACTTGATGTGCAAGACGAGTTGTGCCTCGAGTGGGAACGCGTTGACCCATTCAACATTTACCCCGCAGCTGATGCGTCTAACGTAGACGACGGCTCATTGATTGAGCGCCACAAGCTCGCACGCTCTGACTTGCAAGCCCTGATCGGCGTTGAGGGTTACAGCGATGGCGCGATCCGCATGGTGCTCGAAGAGTACGGCAAGGGCGGCCTGCGTGACTGGATTTATGTTGACATGAACAAGGCTTCGGCTGAGGGCAAGTCGACCATGGGTGTGCAACAGAACCCATCGCAGTTGATTGATGCTCTCCAGTACTGGGGCAGTGTGCAAGGTCAGTTGCTTCGTGACTGGGGTATGTCTGAAGAAGAAGTGCCTGATCCCTTAATGGACTATCCCATCGAAGCATGGGTCGTGGGCCACTGGGTCATCAAGGCCGTCATCAACCCCGATCCACTGGGTCGCAAACCATACTACAAGGCATCCTATGAAGAAGTTCCGGGCGCTTATTGGGGCAATTCGGTCGCTGATTTGTGCCGAGACGCGCAAGATGTCTGTAATGCTGCTGCTCGTGCGCTTGTAAACAACATGTCCATTGCCTCGGGTCCTCAGGTGGTCTACAACATTGACCGCTTACCCCAAGGCGAGAACATCACTCAGCTCTACCCATGGAAGGTGTGGCAAGTCACATCAGACCCATTGGCAGGCAGCGCACCTCCTATGCAGTTCTTCCAGCCTAGCTCGCTGTCCGCTGAGCTCATGGCCGTGTACGAGAAGTTCTCGACGATGGCTGATGAATACACAGGCATCCCACGTTACATGACTGGCGACAGTCCTACGGGTGGCGCAGGTCGTACGGCTTCAGGTATGAGCATGCTCATGTCTAACGCTGGCAAGGCCATCAAGCAGGTGATCGCGGCGATTGACGAGAATGTGATCCGTCTTGCCATCGAACGGTTGTATTATTACAACATGCGCTACGGCGATGACCCAGACTTGAAGGGCGACGTCAACATCGTTGCACGCGGCGCTGTCTCGTTGCTGGTCAAGGAGCAAGCTCAGATGCGTCAAGCTCAGTTCTTGCAGATCGCGTTGTCCAACCCACTCACTCAGCAGATCGTCGGTGTCGAAGGCATCGCAGAGTTGTTGCGCCAGTCGGCCAAGACGCTCGACCTCAACCCAGACAACATCGTGCCCCCAGTGGAGATCATCAAGGCACGCATGGCTCAGCAACAGCAGCTTGCCCAACAGCAGCAGCTGGCTATGGAGCAACAGAATGGCCAAGCGCAGGCAGGCGGTACGCCTCCGGCAGCTAACCCCGGTGCGGTTCTTCAAAACGGCGCACCCGTAACCAACAATTTCGCACCCACAAGCGGGATTGGCTCTTGACAACAGTAAAATGTTGTACATAATCGCATCAACCTAACGGAGAAATCCCATGCAAGCAATCAACCCAAACGAGTCACGCTCGAAAGAGTACGCTCAAGAATCTGCCAAAACTGATGGCATGTCCAAAGGCCCAGCCTCTCAAGGCAACGGCGGCAGCGACGGCGGTATCTTCGGTACCCTGAAGCGCGGTGGCAAAGAAGTGGCCCAAGAGTCTGCAAAGACTGACGGCTTGTGTAAATAAAAATGGTGCGAGTTGACGAGCGTGTAGCTCGTTGCCTTACACTACTGAAAGCGCAAGAGTTTCAACCACTGGTAGAATTCTTGCAAAAGCAACACGCAGACACGCTAATGCGCCTGTGTGAGGCAAGAGATAAAGATGAAATGCTCCGGCTGCAAGGCCGGGCGTTGCAGGTGAAGGACCTCCTTGACCTTGTCGATGAAGGTAGTACTTTGTTGGCTAAAACCCGTAGACAATGAGCAAACCGTAAAGTCGAAGCTCGGAGTCAAAATTTAACCGTAGTAGCTGACCGTAAGCGTGAGTGGGCACACCGTAACTGGAGCCCTCCAGCGTAGTCGGAGCGAAGGAGATAGAAATGTCATTGCCTCGTGCTGTTCAACAGCAAGTTGAAGATGCTGACGCGCTTGTCGCGCAGCTAAACGGAACCCAGCCTGTTAACCCGGATACTGGTGAACCAATCGTAAGTCCTCAACCCGCCCCTGAGCCACAACCGCAGGATATTTCGCCAGAGCCAGAACCGAAGCCAGCGGTATCTGAAGAGACGTGGGAACAAAAATACCACACTCTGAAAGGTAAGTTTGACGCAGAGGTGCCGCGCCTGTACGCGCAAGTCCGTGAGATGAACAGCCAGATTGGCCAACTGACCACAGACCTCGCTACAGCTAAAGCAACTCCAGCCCAACCTGTTCCGGCCTCGAGTCCGTCTCTGATCACTGAACAAGACAAAGAAGCATTTGGCTCCGACTTGATCGACTTGATCGAGCGTGCAACCGAAGCGAAGCTAGCGGGCAGCCGTCAGCTTGAAGCAAGGTTAACCGCAGAGATCGCCGAACTGAAGGGCAAGCTAGGTAATGTGTCTGAGCGCCAAGTAGTGTCTGATAAAGACCGCTATGAAAGTGCCCTGACGTCAGCAGTACCAGATTGGCAAGCCCTGAATGTGGACCAAGGTTTCTTGAATTGGTTAGCGGAAGTGGACCCCGTTTACGGTATGCCCCGCCAATACGCGCTCACAAACGCGTACGAAGCACTGGACGCAGCCCGTACCGCCACGATCTTTAACCAGTACAAGAAATCTGTCACGCCACCAGCTCAGTCGAGCAACCGTGCCGATCTTCAGCGTCAAGTAGCACCGACCCGCTCGCGTACGTCGCCAGCTCCTACGAATCCAAACGTGGACAAGCGCATCTATACCCAACAGGATATTGATTCGTTTTACTCTGAATGGCGTCGTGGGTACATCGACGAGGCAGAAGCGGTGCAGATTGAAAAAGATATCCACGCCGCCACCCAAGAAGGACGCATACGCTAACAAGCAGCATCTGTGGGCATGGCGGTAAACCAAACCGTTTTTTAACAGCAGGAGTATTTCCATGTCTACAGTAACCGCAGCAGCAGCGTATCCCATTAACTCCGGTGGTTTTAACACCCCCGGTGGTCAGGTAGCCTATTCCGGCACCGCCTACTCTGGCTCGTTCATTCCAGCTCTCTGGTCTGGCAAGCTGGCTCAGAAGTTCTACGCAGCCACCGTGTTCGGCGAAATCGCTAACACCGACTGGCAAGGCGACATCACTGGTATGGGTGACACCGTCATCATCAACACCATCCCATCGATCACAATCAACAGCTACTCTGTTGGCCAAAACTTGGCTTACGAAGTTCCAGCTCCTAGCACCATCCAATTGGTGATTAACAAGGGCAAGTACTTCGGTGTGAACGTGAACAACGTGTTGGAATTGCAAGCCAAGCCCAAGTTGATGGACATGTTCACCAACGACGCCGCTATGCAAATGAAGATCAACATCGACAAAGACGTGTTGTATTCGACTTTCAACCAAGGCGACGCAGCTAACCAAGGCGCTACCGCTGGTGCGATCTCTGGTGGCTACAACCTCGGTACTGACGTTGCCGCTGTCACTTTGACTGCTTCTAACATCTTGTCTAGCATCACTGCTTTGTCAAGCGTGTTGGACGAAGCCAACGTGCCTGAGACAGACCGTTGGTTGGTTATCACCCCCACAGAGCGTCAAATCTTGATGCAATCGAACTTGGCTCAAGCCCAGTTCATGGGTGACGCCTCTAGCGTTCTGCGCAACGGCAAGATCGGCATGATCGATCGCTTCACTGTGTACGTGTCGAACTTGGTTCCACGCGGCGCTGCTGGCAAAACTTGGATGAACCCCAACACTGGTACTGACGCAACTTCTGCTTCCGCAGTTAAGCGCCACGCTATCTTGGCTGGTCACAAGTCTGCCATCACTTTCGCTTCGCAAATCGCCAAGGTCGAGAGCTTGCAGAACCCCAACGACTTCGGTACTCTGGTGCGCGGCTTGAACGTGTACGGTACTCAAGTTGCCCAGCCAAAAGGCTTGGCATTGTTGGTCGCCGCAGGTTAATCTCCGCAAGGAGCTGGGTAGGGGCTTCGGCCCCTGCTTTTTAAATTAACCCTAGGAGTACACCATGGCGATTCTTGATGACCTCATCATTAGCGGCCTGTCGTACCCTCAAGCCCTTGCTGTGGTTTCTGCTGACGCAGGCAATCACACTGATGACTTGGTGGCGGCTGGCTTCACATACACGCAAGCCGTTGGTATTACTGGACTGAACGCAGGCACTGCTACTTCGAACAACTTGGTTGTTCAAGGTTTGTGGGCAGGCACTCAAGTTCCCGCGATCACCGCTGCATTGGCAGTAACACCGTAAGGCGAACATGGGCACGGTAACAGCAAAAACCATCATCGACAAAGCTACGATTCAGCTGATCGACTTGACCAACATCCGTTGGACCCGAGGCGAACTTCTTTCATGGCTCAACGACGGTATGCGCCAAATCGTGCTCATTCAGCCGAGCGCGTCATCGACTACCTCTGTAGTCAAATTGGATGCTGGCACTCGCCAGACTATCCCGGACGATGGCTGGCTTCTGCTGGCTATCTACCGCAACATGGGCACCAACGGCTCAACACCCGGTCGGGCAATCCGCATCATCTCGCGTGAGATTCTTGACGGCTTCAACCCCAACTGGAACACAGACACGGCAACAGCCGAGGTCCGCAACTACATTTACACCAACCAAGATCAGTTGGCGTTTTATGTCTACCCGCCCAACACGGGCACGCAGTATGTGGAACTGAACTACTCAGCCCAGCCTGCCGACTTGACTGCTGAAACGCAGGCCATTCCAATTTTTGACGTCTTCCAATCCGCATTGGTGGACTACATTCTCTATCGCGCTTGTAGCAAAGACGCTCAGTACGCACCCGGCCTTGCGCTGGCTTCGCAGTATTCCGCGTCGTTTGTTGCTGCGGTTAAGGGTAAGACCGAGTCTGAGGTCACCAACGACCCATCCATGGCTCTTGGCCCACGTAATCCTGCTGCTCGAGGTACCTCACAATGACCGCCGTTTCATACGAAGTCTTCTTGCCTGAGGTCATGCCGTACGTCCATGACGTACCCGAGATCGTGGCCGTACAGGCCATCCGCAACGCATGCATTGAGTTTTGCGAAGAGACGCACTACCTGCAAGAGAACCTTGACCCCATGACTGGGCAAAAGAACGAAAGCACGTATGAGCTCGAGGCCAATGACAGCAACTACAAAGTAGTTGAAATCATGCAGGCGTACTACGGCGATCAGTTGCTGATCCCCAAGTCGCAAGAGCAGTTGAACCAGATTTACCGCACTTCAAACTGGCAGGATTTGTCGGGCAACCCCTACTATTACTTCCGTACCCGTGCGGATGAGATGGTATTGGTTACCAAGCCAACCACCACTGAGCAGAACAAGCTGAAAGTTCGCGCTGCCCTTGCTCCGAAGCGGGCATCGACGACTGTCGACTCAGAGTTGTTTGAGCGCTTCCTCGAGCAGATTTCATTCGGCGCTCGGGCTCGCTTGTACAACACCCCAAACCAACCGTACTACGATCCAAAGACTGCGATGGAGTACACCAAGCGTTTCAATGACGTCTTGGCTGAAGTCCGCACCCGCGTGTACAAGGGCCTGACCCGTACGGCTGTCAACGTCGAATTCCAGAGGTGGGCATGAGCGACAAAATTAAACTGGTTCAAGGTGACACCCGCCCCGCGCTGGTGTGCACGATCACGGACGATACAACCGGGCTGCCACTGGTCATTACTGGCGCTACCGTTGTGTTGTTCTTCCGCCCCACTGGGTCGACTACATTGCAAGCCACAGTGCCCGGCACAGTGACCGATGGCGCTAACGGCAAGGTGGTGTTCTATCCTGCTTCAACGCCCACAATGCTGCAAGGCGAGGCTGGTGACTACGAAGGTGAGATTCAAATCACGTTTGCTGACGGACAAATTCAAACCGTCTATGACGTGCTGAAGTTCCGAGTTCGCGAGGACTTCTAATGGTTGCACGGATTACAACTGGGACCACTGGGGCCTCAGTTTCCCGTGTAAAGCCGCGTCTTAGTGTCACTGTAATCAACCCGACCACCTCGGTTAGCCGAGTTGTTCCTGCGTCTGAAATTTCGTATGTTTATCTAGTTCTATCTGCCCAGTTAGACTCTTCAGGTCGGTATCAGTACAAGTCGGACATGACTGTCGCAGTAGACTCTACTGCGTTTGCCTTTTTTAAGCGGTTGGAGGAGACCCAAGGGTACGCCATAGACTACTTTGCCGAGGACTACACAATTGCACCCACTAACGTGGGCGTGTTTGATGCAGTGTCTATGCAGGCTGACAAAGGCTCGGTCGATAGCGTAAGTATTACCGATGTATGTATACCGGTGTTGGTGTTTTTACGCACCTTTTCAGACACTGTAAGCTTTTTAGACGCCAGCTCAGTAAATTTTAGCCGAGGCCTAGTAGAGGCAATCAGTGAATTTGACGCGCTTGCTATTTCTGTTTTTGGCGTTTACACTGACACCACGGTTTTAGCAGATAATCAGGCAATCACTTTTAGTCAGGTACGTACCGATTCAGTGGGGGCGACTGAGGCTATTGGGCTGACTGTGAGTCTTAATAAGGCCGACAGTTTTTTACCTGCCGATGCAGGCGCGATCAATGTCCAAAGCTACGCAGTTGCAGACTATTTTGCTGCTGACTACGTTGGGGCAAACTACACGTTTTAATCAGGAGCAAATATGTTGCACGAAACTCTCAAAATAACTGGCGCGGTACAAATCACCGTATTCGATCAGATCACTGGTGATGTAAAAGACTCCCGCGAGATCAAGAATCTAGTGGTTACCGCAGGCAAGACTTTCATTGCCGCCGCAATGTTGAAGACTACCACTAATAGCCCCGCAGCTATGACTCATATGGAGTTGGGGGCTGGCACTGCTGCTGCTGCTGCTGGTGATACAACATTACAGACTGCTATCGCTGGCTCTCGAACCGCTTTGGGCTCTGCTACTTCTGCTACCAACGTGGTGACTTACGTGGCTAGCTTCCCCGCTGGTACAGGTACAGGCGCTGTGACTGAAGCTGGTATCTTCAATGCGTCTAGCGCGGGAACCATGCTATGCCGTACAGTGTTCCCCGTGGTAAACAAAGGTGCAAACGATGCTATGACCATAACTTGGGCAATCACTGTCAGTTAATTTTTTCTTCCTTGGTAAGGGTAACTACTTATGTCCACAATCGTTTTACGTTCTGTTAAGGGTTCTCCCTTAGCCAACTCTGAAGTTGACAGCAACTTTAGTAACCTTAATGCGGACAAATACCAAGCGGGGGACAGCCCTTCTTTTACCAGTGTTACCACTACTACTTTAAATGGCCTTACCGTAGGCCGTGGCGCTGGTGCTTTGGCTACCAACACTGCTGTTGGTGCTAGTGCTTTGGCGGCTAATACGACAGGTGATGCGTCTGTCGCCATCGGCTATCAAGCCCTCTTGAACAGCACCACCGGACTTCAAAACGTCGCCGTTGGGTATCAGACTCTTCTGTCAAATACGACGGGTACAGCGAATAGCGCCGTTGGTAGATATGCGTTGGGCGGAAACACGTCCGGCGGAGGTAACACGGCATTAGGCTGGTTTGCCCTTGCATATAACACCACAGCGAACAACAACACTGCTGTAGGTTATCAGTCTGCTTATTCCTTAAATGGCGGGGCAGAGGCTGTTGCGGTTGGTCGTCAGGCTCTGTATTCGTCAACCACTGGCAGTGAAAACACAGCCCTTGGTTCAATCGCCTTGTACAGTAACACTACCGGTAATTTCAACGTGGCAGTGGGTCGTTCTTCTCTGTTCGCCAACACCACAGCCTCTAACAACACTGCTGTGGGTTATCAGGCGGGGTATAGCACAACAGCCGCGTATGGAACATTTTTTGGGCACTATGCTGGCCTTGGTGTAACAACGGGAACCATCAATACATTCATTGGCGCAGATTCGGGTTATCTGGTCACTACGGGTTCAAAGAACACCATCCTTGGTAGCTATTCAGGCAACCAAGGCGGCTTAGACATTCGCACTGTCAGCAACTACATCGTACTGTCTGACGGGGACGGGAATCCACGCCTATACCATGATACTAACGGGCATCAAGTACTGGCGGCTACAATGCGAACTGCAGGGTATACAGTCGCCACCCTTCCCACAGGTGTGTTGGGTATGCGTGCCCATGTAACTGATGCCGTAACAGCCGTGTTTATGGCAACTCCTACAGGCGGCGGCTCCGTAAAAACCCCTGTATTCTTTAACGGCTCAGTTTGGGTCTGCGGATAATCTTTAAAGGAAACTGAAAATGACTGAACAAACCCAACCCCAAGTGGAACAACCCACAGCCGAAGAGATCGCACGCCACTACAGCGCAGCGATGGACAGCGTGAACCTCATCAACGCAGGTCAACCTGAAGGCATGGAAGATGCTGAATGGGATGACACAGTGGCTCGCAACAAAGAGCACCTCTCCATCATGGTTGCAAAGCCTTGGTGGGGCGACACTGACATCAGTGCATTGGTTGCTGCTGCGGCATAATGGATGCGGGGTAAGTCGCTGCCCCATCACAGCGGCGCATCAAAGGAACTGAAATGGGCAACAACACAAAACCCCAAATCACGATCGACGGTATTGAGTACGACATCGAAAAGTTTGATGACCAGCAACGTGGCCTTTTGGACCACGTGGTTGATCTTGAGCGCAAGGTGAATTCGGCTCGCTTTAGTTTGGATCAACTCTCTGTTGGCCGCGACACCTTCTTGGGACTGCTAAAACAGTCTCTAGTTGCAGCAGAGAAAGCTGTTGCTGTAGTAGAGGCGGATTAATTTTTCACCCTAACCGGAGTGCCATATGATTGGACGCTTGATTGCTTTATTGTTTTTGGGGCGTGAACTAGCTCACCGAGAGCACCTGCGCACAAAGTCATATGCCCAGCATATGGCGCTCAACACGTTCTATGACGAGGTTGTTGGAATCGCTGACTCCATCGCAGAAGCCTACCAAGGTCGCCATGGCATCATCGACAATATTCCTTTGCTGACAGAAGCTCGCACTGACGACATCATCACTGTGCTTGAACGACAACTCGCGGCTATCGAGAAGCTTCGCTACACTGCTGTGAGCAAAGATGAGACTGCCATTCAGAACTTGATTGACGAGGCCGTGGCCCTGTACCTCAGCACGTTGTACAAGCTCAAAAACCTTAAATAAAAGGCTGATATGACAGTACTTTTTTCCAATAACGCCTCAGCCACACTAGCGTCGTCAATTTCGACGTTTGCAACTTCTATTACAGTATCCACTGGGCAAGGGGCATTGTTCCCTTCACCTACTGGGGGAGCGTACTTTTTTGCAACTTTGACAGACTCGAGTAATACTCTTGAGATCATTAAGGTTACAGCGCGAACTGCTGATGTGCTGACTGTTGTTCGCGCTCAAGAAGGCACAACTTCTCATACGTATGCAGCTGGGGATAAGGTCGAGCTACGGGTTACAGCTGCTGCATTAAGTAGCTTTGCTCAGTTAACAGCGGATCAAACATTTTCTGGGGCTAATACTTTTTCTGGGGCTACCTCTCTCTCGGCCCCGACTATAACGGGGGTATCCACCGCTCCAACGGCTTCGTACGGGACAAACACAACCCAATTGGCCACAACGGCATTTGTTCAGGCGGCTTTGCAGGCTCTGTATCCTGTTGGTTCAATCTATTCAAGCACGGTCAGTACAAACCCCGGCACTTTGTTTGGCTTTGGCACATGGGTTGCCTATGCTGCTGGGCGCGTTTTGCTCGGCACGGATGGATCAACTTACACCGCAGGAGCTACTGGTGGTAGTGCAGATGCCATTACAGTGGCTCACACCCACACAGCGTCGTTGACAGGCACTGCGGCCACAGGCGGAACCCACACCCATACCTACAAGACATACGGGCTTGGAAACACTGGTGTAATTGGCAACGCGTATACGAACTACGACTGGGGCTTTGTGCAAACCGGCAACCCAACTGGAACTGCAGAGGGCGCACACAGCCACACTGTTTCAACATCAGGTACAACAGACTCGACGGGCTCATCTGGCACAAACGCCAACTTGCAACCGTACGTGGTCGTGTATATGTGGACCCGTACTGTCTAAAATGTGGACCCAATCAGTCTTCTTCTCATGGCGCAAAGCGCAGTCAGTGCTATCCGTACTGGCTGTCAAATGCTCTCTGAGGGGAAGGCTGAAATCGACAAGTTCAAAAAGACTGTCGAAGGTGGTGTCAAAGACGCCAAGGCCATCTACAAAGAGGTCACAGGAATCTGGGGCTGGCTCACAGGGCTTCTTGGATTCGCTAAGCCAAAACCTACAGCAGTACTTCCAAGCACGCCAGAAACTGTTGCAGCACCTAAAGCAACGCGAAAAGCAAAAGAGCCAGAGCTGACGTACGAAGAATTTCAGGCACGATCAGTGCATGAGATTTGTGAGAATTTGAAAGTGTATTTTGAGGCGATACGGGCGTTGAAAGCGCATTGCCGGGAGCTTGAACAGACATCTCTGACGACAGAGAAGGTTGCCGATAGTGCGATTGATCGTATTGAGCTCGAGTGGCAGATGACGCAGCTGTCTACGCAGGTCCGAGAGGCCATGACGTACACGCCAGAGAAACTGGGACTGCAAGACTTGTACAGGCGCTTCTTGCAAATGTACGACCAGATTTTGGAAGAGCAAGAGTTTGCCCGCAGCGTCAAAGCAAAGAAAGAACGAGATGAAAAATGGCGACAAGAGCAACGACACAAAATTCAAATCGCCAAGCTGGGGTACGCGATAGTGATAGTCCTCGTCCTGCTGGAGATGACGGGGTTGTATTTCACTCTATGAACGAATTCTGGCGTTGGGTTGCTATCGTCACCCTCATCATCTTCTGCATCATGGCGCTGTCATTCATGGTAGCGTATCAGAGCAAACAGTTGAAGAAGGCAGAAGCGCTCATCATTCGACTCGAAGAAAAGGAAAAGAAACGTGAAAAAATTCGCCGTGATTCTGCTGATGTTGAGTAGCTTGGCAGCTTGTGAAGACCGTTATCGGTATCACTGCCAAGACCCGGCCAACTGGCCGCAGAAGCGATGCCAACGCCCTGACTGTCTGTTCACACAAGACTGCCCAGATTACCTCGTAGCCCCTGTATTGGAGAAACAAATTGTCCAACAACCAGCACCCACAGCGTCGTCTGACCGCTGAAGAATTCGAGACCCGCATCTGGGGTTTCGTCGTAATCGTTGTCACGCTGATTCTGGCTGGCATCGTGGCCTTCATGCTTTACAGCTTGGCGTTCGTTGTCCAGCCGCTGAAGTCGATGGCTCCTATGGACCAAGCGTTCGCTAAGATGCTCAATGACATCGTGCTGCTCGTCGTGGGCGGTATCGGTGGTGTGATGAGCCGCAAGGGCGTACAAGCCATGTCCGAAAAACTGGCTGCCGCACAGGTGCCACCCCCACAGCCCCAAGCCGTAGCGCCAAGTCCTAGCCCAGCGCCTACGGCTTCTTCGGGCATGTTCGATTTCAACTTCAATGGGTTCAAGAACCCCGAGCTGGATGAGACATGGCGTGCACCGCCACCGCCCACTACGCCACCTGATTACATTGACCCTGCTGTAGAGGACATTGCGCACGAACGTGCCGCAGCTAAACAGGAGTCCGCATGAACCCTCATCTGATCTTGGGGGCCATCGTCTTTGCGATCGCCTCTTACTTCTACGGGCACCATGCTGGTTTTGCTGAGCGAGACCAAGAGATGCAGGCAGAGATTGCGCTCAAGAATGAGCAGGTGCGCCAAGCCGAGCACAAGCTGAATGAACAACTCAGTGCCACCTCAACCGAACTGAAGGATGCCAATGATGCTATCGCTAAAAAACAGTCTGACCTTGATCGTCTTATCAACTCTGGCCGGGTGCGCCTCCCCTCCTCAGGTTGCGTACAAGCCGTTGCAGGTGCCACCCCTTCCAGTGGAAGTGGGAACCAAGCGGGAAGCGAATCTGACATCGAGACTCTCCGACTTATTGCTCAAATCGCAGCCGACGGGGACCGCGCCATCAACCAGCTCAACGCCTGCATCGCAGCCTACGAGCAAGTAAGAGAGGCCGCAAATGGTAACCATTGAGCAACTTAAAGCCATGCACATTGACCCTATCTGGGTCGACGCGCTGAACGATACGTTCGCCCGGTTTGGGATCGACACACCGAAGAAGCAGGCAGCCTTCATTGGCCAGTGCGGGCATGAGTGTGCTCAGTTCCGAATCCTCGAAGAAAACCTGAACTACAAGGCCGCCACGCTGATGAAGCTGTGGGCCAAGCGGTTCCCTACCCTTGAAATTGCAAATGCCTACGCCGGGAATCCACGAAAAATCGCCAACAACGTGTACAGCTCACGTATGGGGAATCGGGATGAAGCTTCTGGTGACGGCTGGCGTTTTCGCGGTCGCGGCTGTATCCAACTTACTGGCCACGCTAATTACTACCATGCTAGTAAGGCTCTTGGGGTGGACTTCGTAGCCCAGCCTGATCTGGTCTCTTCGCCTAAGTACGCAGCTCTGACCGCTGGCTGGTTCTGGTCTACGCATAGCTGCAACCAACTGGCGGAAGCAGGTGACTGGGTAGCCTTGACGAAAAGGATTAACGGCGGCACGATTGGTCTAGATGACCGCGTGAAACACACGCAGATGGCACTAGGGTTAATTGACTCTGGAACTGCGCTTGCGTAAACCAGCAGCGGCCTTACAATGAGGCCGTGTTCAACCCTCCGGAGAAAAAAATGGCACTAAGCTATGAGCAGTTCATGGAAGCATCTGGCGCAGAATTGTGCGCTGGTAACCTCATCGTTGGCATCATGGGCGACCGTAAAAAAGTCGGCACCTTGGGCGATGATGGTGTGTTCAACTTGAACGACGATGGCAAAGCGTTGGCCGAAGAACTCGAAGCCGCGCCTGCTGAAAAAGCCACACGCAAGAAAAAAGCTGAAGCACCCGCCGAAGCTGCTGAGTAATAAGTAGGGGGCGACATGCCATTTTTGAAGCTAGAAGGTTTCTCGGGTATCTCGCCCCGTACGGGCCCAGCCATGCTCGCGCCTAATCAAGCGCAAACGGCTAAAAACGTCAAACTGCAATCAGGTGAACTACGCCCATGGCGTAAGTCGGTGCTGTCTTATCAGCCCGGTCTGCCTGATGTGCACTCTATTTACAAGCTAGAAAACTCTGCCACTGGCGGGTCTGTCTGGCTTGAATTCGCTGTGGACACAGACGTAGTGCCCGGCCCAGTCGCTGACCTCAATGACTTCCGTGTGTACTACACCGACGGTACTGCGCCGAAGAAGACAAACTGGAACTTGGCGACGACTAGCGGGACAGGCACAAAACCATTCCCTGATTCTTCGTTGAACCTTGGCGTGCCCGGGCCAAGCACTGCGCCTACTCTGACAAAAGTTGGTGGTACTGGGACCGTACATGAATCCCGTGCGTATGTCTATACATACATAAGTGCATTTGGAGCTGTACGCGAAGAGTCCGCACCTAGCCCAGCAGCAACGATACAAGTTGTCGAGCCAGATGCCTCAATCATAGTCAGCGGTTTTGCTACCGCCCCTGTCGCCTCTGCTGGATATAACATCACCGAGCTGCGAATCTATCGCTCGGTGACAAGCGGCACCACTGCTACGTATTTGTACGTAGGCACAGTCTCTGTAAACCCCACGACGGGCGTGGCCTCAGGCTCTTTCACTGACAACGTGGCAGCAGCCAACCTCGGCATCCAGCTCTCCTCTACGTTTTACACACCGCCCCCTGCTGCGCTGCAAGGCTTAATCACTATGCCAAACGGCATCTTGGCTGGCTTCGTGGGCAACGAGGTGTGGTTCTGTGAGCCGTACCTGCCGCATGCGTGGCCTGCGTCCTACATGATGACTGTGGGTGCACCCATCGTTGGCCTCGGTGTGTTCGGCCAGACTCTGGTGGTGTGCACAACCAAGCAGCCGTACCTGATTACGGGCTCTCAACCCGGTGCGATGTCGCAAGAGAAGGTGCCATTGCCTGAGCCATGCGTGGCCAAGAAGTCGATCACCTCTGACCAGTTCGGTGTGCTCTACGCCAGCCCTAACGGCTTGGTGTCTATCGCTCCCGGTACGCAGGACGTGATTAGCCGCCCCTTGTTTACTCGTGATGAGTGGCAGGCATACGTGCCCTCGAGCATGGTGGGTGTGATCTACCAGAACATGTACATCTGCTTCTATCAGGTCGGCTCAACGAAGGCGGCGCTGATCTTGATGCGTGGTGATACTCCACCGTTGGTGACATTGGATGTGGCTTCGCAGGCTGTGTTCGTGACCAAGTCTACGGCTGATGTGTACTACGTCTCCCCAGTGGACAACGGCATTTACCAGCTCGATGCTGATCCCATCAACAACACCTACTACGAGTGGATGTCGAAGACATTCATTTTCCCAGAGCCCGTAAACTTTGCTACGGCAAAAGTGCAGGCTGATTGGGCATACATCGGTGACGCCAGCGCATATAACGCTTTGGTGGCGTCCATCACAGCGTCAAACCAAGCCCTGTGGGCGGCGGGAACACCACTCAAAAGCACGCTGAACAGTGTCACCCTGAACGGCATGCAGCTCAATGGCAGCATCTTGGCCAACATCCCACCTGCGGCTGAGACGCGCACGGTGCAAGCATTTGTCTATGCAAATGATGTGTTCATTGGCTCAAACGGCTTCACGAACCAAGAACCAGTGCGCATGCCTGCTGGCAGCAAAGAGTACATCTACGAGGTGAAGCTCACGGGCAACGCGCCTTTGCGCTCCTTCACTATGGCCACTTCGGTTGCGGAGCTCATCGCCAATGCGTAAACCATCGATCCCCTCCACTGGCAGTTTGCCGTATGACACGGCTAGGTTCATTGAGCCATTGAAAGCCAACGTGGAGCTGATTACTGGGGCACGCCCCGGTGCGGTCTCAATCGATCCGCTTCCAGCCAATGCCACTCTGGCCCAAGTTATCACACAGTTGAACTTAATTCTTTCACGAATTGAGCACTCAGGGTAAACTACGGCCATGAAGTCTATGGTATATGGTCAAGACGCCCGCGTTCGTTCGTGGGTCGCTGAGCGTATCGGAGAAGACCTCGGAGATGATGACATAGCTATTGGTGTTGAAGAAGATGGCCAGTTGATTGCTGGTGTGGTCTACAACATGTACACGAAAGCCTCGATCTGCATGCACGTCGCAGCAGAGCCCGGTAAACGCTGGACAACCAAAGAGTTTATGTTTCGCTTCTTTGCCTACCCGTTCATCCAGCTCAACTGCAAAAGAGTTACAGGGCTTGTTCGGGTGAGTAATCAAGCAGCTAGAAAATTTGACGAGCATGTAGGATTCATCCAAGAGGGGGTGATACGCCAAGCGTTCGAGGACGGCGAAGACGCTATCCTGTACGGCATGCTCAAATCTGAATGTAAGTGGATTAGGAGCTAACCATGGGTAAATCAACAAGCAGCGCGCCAGCCGCAGACCCCAACATTGGCATTGCCCAACGGGAAATGTCCGCGCTTGCTAAAGAGCAGTGGGGCAAGTTCACTACTGATATTTACCCTGAGATGCTGCGACAGTCTCAGCAGCAGGAGTCTCGCGCTAATGAGCAGTGGGCCCTGACAAAAGACATTACGACCAAGAACCAAGGCTATGCTGACTTGGCTCAGAAGCGCTATGAAGAGGGTGCGATTCCTGCAATGGAAAAGCTGAAGGCTGATGCCGATCTCTACAACACAGCCAACGAGCAAGAGCGTTTAGCCCTTGGAGCCCGTGCCGATGTCTCTACTGCGATGGAGAACCAACGCCAACAACAGACTATGCGCCAGCAAGCCTACGGTATCGACCCAACATCGGGCGCTGCACAGGCAGCCAGTGGTGCACTTGGTGCGAACCAAGCCCTGATGGAAGCTCAGGCAATGAACCAAACCCGCCAAGCAGCCAAAGAAATCGGCTTGCAGAAACAAGCTAACGTGTACAACATGTATGCGGGCCTCCCAGCGCAAGCGAACGCGAACACAGGTATTGCTCTTGGCTCCGCAAACCAAGGCTTGCAAGCTGGCCAGACAGCGATCAGCAACTACGGTGCTACAGGCGGTGCGCTCAACGCAGGCACCCAAACAGCTATGTCCGGCTGGAACAACGTCGGCCAACTGGGCGTTGGCAAGTACAACGCTGACGTCTCTGCTTTCAATGCTAGCCAGCAGGCTGGCGGCATGATGGCTTCTGGTCTCGGCAGTGCAATTGGCTCTGGTATCGGCATGTATGCTAAGTACCAAACAGGCGGCGCGTCTGGCCTCGTAACTAAATAAGGATTCACCATGGCATTTAACTTAGGCGCATTTGCTGGTGGCCTCGCCAAGGGCGGCATGGACACTTACTCCACTCTGACCGACATTGAGGCTAAAGCTCAAGAGACAAAACGGCGCGAGGCCGAATTCGGCGCATGGCAGAAAGAACAGGCAGGCAAAGAAGCCCTGCGTTCCGCTATTGCCGATCAAGGTGGCGAGAAGACCTACACTCCAAACTTCAGTGGTACGGGTGGTATGGACACGAACGATGTGGCCCCAACGCCAGTTCAGATGTCCGCAGCTGAGCGCCGCGCTGCTATTGAGCAACGTGCTATTGCTGGTGGGGCTGACCCTGAGGCAGCTATGCGGTTTACAGCGGCTCGCCGTGCTGCTGACTTGTCAAGCGCCTTCGACTCCACAATGGAGAAGCTGCATAAAGAATCTGCGGATCGCATGTCCAGCATTAAAGCCACTGCTGAGGCTGGGGGGCTCAAGGGCCTCGCTGAAACTTTTGGCCCAGAGCTGAAAAAAGCCTTTGGCCACGATATCCAGTTTAAGGCAGTGCCCGGCGCAGCTGGCGAAATCGTCGCCATGGACGGCAAGAAAGTTGTCGGACGCTACAGCAGCCTCGATGAGGCTACGAAGACCCTTGAAGGTTTGGTCGGACAAGAGTTTGAAACCAAATTCTCTAAGGCCATGCTGCAACCCGGTATGTTTGGCTCCTCTGCTGAGCTGGCTAACTACATGGCCAAGCAAGCTGAACTCAAGAACCAAGGCATCACCGCCAATGCAGCTGCTCGAAATGCAGCAACGCAAGAGATGGTCGGTAAAGCCCACGCTAATTACTACAACACTGCTGCGGGCGCTGCTAGCGCTGCTGCGGGTGGTAAACCAACATCTCGTACTGTTGTGGTTGGCGGCGGTATGGATGCTTCCGGTGTGGCGCTGCCTAAGCAGCCGATCACTATCGTGACAAAGTTCGACAAGAGCGGTGCTCCAATTGTGAGCGCGTTTGATTTAAACGGTAAGCCTATTACCGACCAAAAGATTCTTGGCCAAGCCCAAATGGCTGCGGCCCAAGGTGGCGCAGAAGAAGGTGGTGCACCCGTGGCTGCAATCGGGGCTGACTTGGCTTCGGCGCGCAAACGCTATGAGACTGGCAATCTGTCGTTGGATGACTACACCAAGGAAGTTGCAGCAATCAAATTGATGGGCGGCTTGCCTAAGCCCGGCGGCTCGCTGAACCCCAATGCAAATCAAGAGAAGAAGACTGCGTTGCCAAAAGAGCCTATCCGTACGGCTGGGCAGAAACAGTTTGACCTCGTGGTTGGTAAAGAAGGATTCAGGCCTTTCGGGGCTATTGATGGCGTCGATCGATATATTGACCGCAACGGAAATCAAATTACTGGCCCAGACCTCGCCAAGCGGTTAAACTTGGAGTATTGATAGGGAGCCACCATGCCATCCATCGCACAATTGCGGGACATGTACCCCGACGCCAAAGATGCGTCGGACGCAGAAATCTTAGACTGGGTATCGCAACGTACAGGGATGGACATCCAAGACACCGCGCAAATGTTCGGTGTTACTCCCGGCAAGAAACGTGGGGCGATCGGTGCTGGTTTTTCCTCTGGGATTGATGAACTTCAAGGGCTGGGTTACAGTGCTGGTGCAGCACTTGCCGATGTGGCCGGGGCAGATAAAGCCCGCGACTGGTTGAATAAGCGTGCAGACGTTAACGCACTTGAAGCTCGTATTGCTGGCCGCCCAGAACTTGAACGTGTTGAAGATCAGTCACTAAGCTCGGCATTGCCATACCTTGGGTACCAAGTAGCCAAACAAATTCCCAACGTGGTCGGTGCAATCGGCATGGGCATGGTCGCTCCTGAAGCTGCTGTTCCTGCTGCCCTGTCCCGGGCTGGGGCTCTGTTACCTCGTGCCCTTGGCGGCGGCGGTCTTGAAGCTGGCGCTAGTGTCGCCGCTCGCCGCGCTGCCTCTGAGGCAGGTCAGACTTTTGGTAAGCAAATTGTCGGTGGCGCTGCATTTAACGAAGGACAAGCTGTTGGCTCCCTGTACCAATCTGCCCGTGAGGGCGGGGATGAGAACGCAGGTCGTACAGCTTTGCTGGCATCTCCCGCTTATGCGCTAGCAGAGACTCTGCCTGAAGCCATGCTGGTTGGTCGCCTAGCCCACGGTAGCGGTTTTACTGGCAACTTACTTCAACGCACTCTCAAGGCTGGGGCCACACAAGGCGCAACAGGTGCTACATCTGAAATTCTTCAGACTGGCATGGAGCAGGCTGTTGGTAAAGAGTTGACTTCTGAGGAGGCTCGCTCTCAATACCTTAACGCTGGCGTCGCGGGTGGCTTGGTCGAAGGTTTGCTGGGCATGCCCGGTGGTATTCGTAGCCGTGCTCCCGCTATTTTGCCCGGTTCAAACCAAGCGCCAGCTCCCGCTGGTCAGCCATCCGGTGAGATTTCCCAAGCTGTAAAGCAAAAGGACATTGCCCAACCAGACATTACTACGCAGCAGTTCCAAACACCTGCTATGCGCGAGCACGTCACCGAAGACGGCGAGATCGTTCAAGTTCCTGTTGCGCAAATGCAACAACCAGCTGTGTCGGGTGGAACTACTGAAATCGCGCAGGCACAACAGCAAGCGCAGCAGCAAGCTGCACAGCAACAAGCACAAGCTCAGCAGGCTCAAGCTGCTGACCAAGCCGCACAACAATTTGGCGTGGTTAATCCAGCTACACCCGCAGTGGGCAGCGCGTTCGGCCAGAAGGTCTACGGCCCAAATATCCCAGCAGTGGCCAACGCCATTGCCACGTTCACATCCAAGATGCCTGAGCAACAGGTGCAGCTCGCACAAGCCATCACTAAGGCAAATGCGGAGACTGGCGGCCAGCTCATTAAGTACAAGTTCAATGCCAATGACATCATGGCATCCGTGGATAAAGGCTTTCAGGCCGTAGGTAAAGTCGCTAACCAGTTTCAGATCGCTCATGTGGATTCTGTGGACGAAGCTGCGGCTATTCTGAACGACCAATCCACCCAGCTCAAAGGCGACAAGCTCGAGCAGGTCAATGCAATTCACCAAGCCCTTACCGGGCAAGACACTACCGGCTACCAAGCCGAGCAACTAGCTAAAGGAGCTAAAAATGGAAAACTGCAACTGCAAAACAATGCCGGGCTTCGAGAAGTACCAGTCGAAGGCGGAACAAGAAAAACAGGCGATGAGCGAACTGGGCTTTTACGACCCACTGAAGTTCAACCCGTCGGAGCAGGAAGTGTCGGAGCGGGACCGCTTGACATCCAAGCTGGACAGCCGTCAACAAGCGGAGTACGGCCAGCAGCCAATGCAGGTGCCAGTGTTGGCGTATCCGAGCCTGTCGGGCCGGGGCAAGGGCAAGGGCAAGTAAATGCCCAAGCAGCCCAAGCTACCGTTCCAAGTGCCGCCCAAGTCACCGGAGAACGACTCGCTAATGAAAATCTTGGGGCAGTTCCTCCAGTTCAACAAGAGCAGGCAGCTGAAGAACAACGAGTTGAAGAAGTCCCCGACTTAATCCGCTCTGCGCTTCGCATGATTTACAAGTCTGACCGCAAGGTCGACTTGTTACTGCTGTTGACCGAGAAAACCCAACGTGGCGATTACGCCGCATTGGCCAAGGAGTACGGTGTCACTGTGCAATACGTCAAGGAATTGGCGTCTGAGGCAGTTACCGACAAGGGTGAGTCGTTCCCACGATTCATTACAAAGCACATCGACCAGTTCATGGCCGCTGTCAACGTGCAAGCCGAGCGATCTGGTATCAGCGTACTGGAAGCCCTCGATGCGCTGCAAGTTATCCATGACGCCTACGAAGGTGGTCTGGCCGCGCAGCAGGGCACGGAAATCAATGAGGGTGACCTCATCAACGCTGGCTTGGAAATTCAAAACGTCAAAGAGCGTACTGACAACCAAGGCAAAGGCACTGGCAAGGTAGACCGCACCAACGTATCCGACTTGGCCGAAGAAGGCAACAAGATGGAAGCCTTGATGCAGCAGTATTTGGACTTGTCCAATGAGCTGGAGGCTGCCACCGAAGCCAACGATGAGCGCGTACAAGACCTCGAGAAGCAAGTTGCCGATCTGACTACAAAGATTGCCGAGGCTGAGAAGAAAGAGAAAGCTCGCGTCCGCGAGATGGCTGGTAAGCAAGCACCAAAGGAGCCGGAAAATGCCGTTCAAGTCGAAAGCCCAGAGGAAGTTCCTGTTCGCAAACGAGCCGGAGGTAGCGAAGCGGTGGGCAAAAGAAACGCCGAAGGACGCAAAGCTACCCGCGAAAGTGGCGAAGAAAAAACCAAGCACCGCGTCACCTTCGAAGGCAAAGCAGCCACGGTAACTATTGTTCGCAACAAGGCGACCCCAGAAAAAATTGAGGCCGTTACCGTTAAGCCTGATGGTGAAGGATTTGCTGCGCTAAACCTAGGGCCCCAAGGTGTAGTATCAGACGAGAAGATGCTGGCTAGCATGGTTGAAGGCGACATTATTGACGCTGTCACTGAGCCCAAGCAAGAAGAAATAAAAACTCCGCAAGAGCAGTACGAAGCTCTGGCTGAATCCACAAACCTGCTTCCCCCATACGAAGCCTTGGATGCCCGCGAGCGTGCTCAGGTAGAAGACCAAGCGCACCAAGGTACGCTGACACTGGCTTCTTTGAACACCATGTTCTCTGGTAACGCCAAGTTCGGTAAGGATGTCCGCGCTAAGAACCCGTACACCGCTGCGGAGCTGACCAAAGAAATTGAAGACTTTGTCCGCACTTCAGTCTCAGCGCGCAAGCTGACAGTGGTTAACTCGGTTGAAGACCTGACAAACTCCGCTGACAAAGTTGTGCAGCAAATCGGAGCTGTGCTCGCCGTCGAAGGTGCATATGGTGTTGCCGTAAATGGCCGTGCCTATCTGATCGCCAACCGTATCGAAAAAGGTATGGGGCGTGCCAAGTTTATGCACGAGGTCGGGGCTCACTTGGGCCTAGAGAACTTGTTGCCGAAAGCAACGTACGACCGCCTTGTTGCCCAGATTAAAAGCTGGACGAACTCTGACGCTGACACAAACGAAGTCACCTTGGCCGCCCGTGCTGAAATGCGTGTGCTTAACGCAAATACCCCTGACGCAGACTACGACGCAGAACTGTTGGCGTACTTCATTGAAGAAGCTGTCCAAGCGGGTATCGACCCAACAGCTACAGTGAAAGAATCCAGCGCCTTACGTGAGTGGTTCCGCACACTGTGGGCTGCGTTCAAGGTTGCAGTACGTAGGCTAGGGTACAACCCTGAGTCCATGACCGCTCAAGACGTAGTGGATATGGCCTTCGGTGCTGCTCGCTTGGAGATGTCAGGCGTGTATCACGGCACTGCCGCGAGCTTCCGCAACTTCCGTAACAAGTACATTGGCTCTGGAGAAGGGGCTACTGCATACGGTTGGGGCACATACCTCGCAGAACGCTATGGCATCGCCAAGGGCTACCACGAAGCTGACGTGCGTCGGAAAGCAGGAGCACCCAAACTGTTGTGGGCAGCTTTTTCGGACGCAGGTATTCAACCGGACGCACTTCTTAAAAATTACTATAACCACCAAGGTGAAAAACTTGTTCTGGTGCCGCAATCTGGGATCAGGGCCAAAGCGAATGGTGATTTGCTCGTTACTGTCAAGTACCTCGATGGGCGCATGGTTGGCCAGACTGAGTCTCGTAGCCTGAATAACATTGTTGACGCCAAGGGTGCCCTCGCGTTTAATGATGAGCAACAAGCGGCACTTGAAAAAGCCACTGCCCGATCTACTGCCGAGCCAGAGGGTAACCTCATGCGCGTCGACACCGCCGTGGCTGACGATGAGTTGTTTAATTACAACGCCGTCGTGGCCGACCAACCTCCGCGTGTCCGGGACGCCATCAAAGTTTTGCTCGATCCAATCGCGGATGAAGTAGTAGACCGCACTAACACTGATGTGGATGAGCTTACTGGGCGAGACCTGTTTGGTACTGGCGAGAATGACCTTGGCTTGCTGAGCCGCTTAATCATGGATGACGTCCTCGTCGGCAAGGGTGCTGCGTTTGACAAAGCTGTCCAGCAAGGGGAATTCCATAAAGCTGCGTCACTGCTGCTTGAAGAAGCCGGTATCGCAGGCATCAAACACTTGGACGCTCGTAGCCGTGGTACGGCCACAAAGGTCATTCAGTTCCGTGGTAAATCCTACAACCGGGATGAGCTGCGTGATGCCGCCCGAGCTGCCTATGCGGCCAAAGACGATAAGCTGACTTTCGAGATGGGCATGCTGCGAAGCCTGCTTCAGAACGGGGTCGCCCACGTCAGAGCAATGCATGAGTCTAAGCAGGCGTACTACGAGCGCATGTTCTACAAGACTGACAAAGAATCCGCTGAGAAGTTCAAAGTTCCTTTCGACGAAGAACAAGCTCGTGCTGACGCGAAGCGCAAAACCAAAGACCTGTTCGAGACCAAGGCGCTCGACTGGTTGGACAAGCACGAATCTGAAATTTCTCTGGCAGAGAACCCACGCACATACAACCGCATCTTGTTTAGCGACAAGAACATCTTCCGCGTTGGCAGCCAAGTGGCCGCAGATCGTCAGCGCATGCGCTTCGGTAAAGAAGCCTCGCAACCCGCTGGTGTTTTCGCCAAGGCTGGCGAGTGGCTGGACGCCGCGATCACTAGCCCCAAGGAAACCCTGCACAAGCTGAAGCTGGGCTTCTTGACCCTAGACCAACTGGCTGAACTGGACAAGTCCCCCGGCCAAGTGGTTCG